ATCATAAGCAATAATGCTAAATAAAAACAAAGTTTTAAACAAGTTGCACCTTAATTGCACCGAGAACATTCTAAGTAATTGTTTTAATTAATAAAGTAGATGCCTCATGTCGGCACCATTTTACGTTTTACACCTTTCTGTTATATCTTGTTAATTTCTGTTATTCGCTTCCAAACCCATACTATTCAAGCCTTCGGGCAATCATGCTAAACTCAAAACTTCTGTTAGCCTTTGTTAATCTAGGTTACTTTGTGCTAAAGTTTGCACCGAATTTGCACCGGGAGGTTTTATGGCATCTTTTTATAAACGTGATGGAGCATGGCGTGCGCAAGTTCGCTGTAAGGGTGTTAGCAAAAGCCAATCAGGTTTTAAGACAAAGCGTGCGGCACAAGAGTGGGCAGCGATTGTTGAGCATGAGATCGAAGAATCTTTATCAAGCGATATACCCGACCGGCCATTTGGTGACGCTTTGCGTAAATACCTGGTGCAAGCAAGCCCAGCAAAGGGTGGCCATGAGTTTGAGCGTAGGCGTTTATTGCGCTGGCTGGGTGAGAGTAACGTGAGTGCTGACGAGATTTGCTTTGTACCGTTGTCACAACTTAAGCCAAGGCACTTTGCGGATTGGCGGGATAGGCGTTTAGAACAAGTGTCGATTGGTACGGTGTTGCGCGAATGGACGCTTTTGTCGGTTGTTATTAGTTACTGCATAAAAGAGTGGGGTTGGCTTACATCTAATCCATTGTCTAGTGTTAAACGACCTAAATCACCCGAACCTAGAAAACGTAGGCCAACCGCTGATGAAATCCTGATGTTAATTGAATCAACCGGGTGCAATAATAGCGCGTTAACTGCACCGAAGATGCATCGGGTTGGTTTAGCCATAACCTTTGCGATTGAAACGGCCATGCGTGCGGGTGAGATTTGCGGCATGACCTGGGAGAATGTAAATATAGAGCGTCGCACCGTGTTATTGCCAAAAACCAAGAACGGTACAAGTCGCGTTGTGCCGCTTTCGTTGGTGGCTATAAAGGTGTTGAATGAATTGCACGCTGTTACCGCAAACCGACCAACGTGCTTTGACGTTTCCAGCTCAACGCTTGATGTTTTGTTTAGGCGTTGTCGTGACCGGTGTGAAATAAAAGACTTACACTTTCACGACTTCCGCAGAGAAGCATTAACCCGAATGGCGGGTAAGATAGACGTGATGACGTTGGCTAAGATTTCAGGGCATAAAGATTTGAAGATATTACAGAGCGTGTATTTTGCGCCGGATATTGCGGATATGTTGCTGGATTAAACTCGTTGCGAGTTGGCCCATGATATAACTTCGGACGCGATCCAGCGTTTATTGGTTGCGTTAATGGTGTCGGGATCAACGCATCGTGCTTTTGGAAACGTGCGCTTTGTGGCAATGTCGCGTAAAAACTTTTGCTTAGACGTTCTTAAATAAGCGGCTACTTGCCCTGCATCCCATAGTTCGTGATTAAGCGCCACCTTGGGTGCCATTAATAAAGCAATTAGCGCATCGAGTTTATGCGCTATGTTGTTGTCGTGTATTGTTAGTTCCATTCATAAAGTCCTTTAGTTTCTTAGTGATCTTTTTTAATTTCTTGGCTTCTTTTGCTTTTCTTGCTTTGGCCTTGTTTGTAATAAACTTTATACTTGGCCACTCCGGTACGTAGGTTAGCGGCGTTTCATTATTTATCATTTAAACCCCCATCTGAAACGTTCTTGTTCTTCCGCGCTTAAGTTTAAAAAATCGGTTATGCGCTCGTAAAATCCCCATCCAGCTTTTTTCTTTGGCTCAAAGTCTTTACGTAAAGGCCAAGGCGCAAACGGCTTGTTGCGGTCATACTCAAACAATATGCCATCGTATCGGTAAACCTTTTGAATTGTTATATAGATTATCGGCTCACAATCATGCTGGTTAAACATAATCATCTCCACGTTTCCAGTGCCGCGAAAAAACCAATGCCAAATAAGTACCCAGTTGCCAAGGCCATAAAAGCATAGGCAAAGCCAATAAAGCACCCGCTTAAGAAAATCTTTAAACCTTTAATAAATTTTTCTCTCATTATATTAGCTCCACATCAACAATCTTTCTAAGTGATTTTTTCCAGTTTTTCAATTTTATTTTGTCACTACTCACGAATGCGTACTGCGTAGAATCCTTGTTGGTGAACGTGTAATAACCCTTTTTTACTTTTGGCTTTTCAGCGTAGACAAAACATGTCCCGTCTTCATCAATCGCATACCAATTAGCCCACTCAGGCCAACCTTCTTCACGCGCAATGGTTTTTTCTTTTTTCATGGCCACGAATGCGCTATTAAACATAAGCACAAAACCTGTACCGCCTGTATCAGCCTTAAACTGGCTTATAACAAAATCCCCACTGCTCCTGCGGCGCGTGACAGATGCTTTTCCGGTATCTTTGTCAGTGACGGCAATAAGGCTTTTAATCTGTTCAAACTTTAGTTTTTCTAAATTGATTTTCATTTATGATTCTTCTCATTAATTAATTATTTGCTTTTTTAAACGAGTGGTTCATTTCTAGCCATTGCTTATTGGCTTTGCCGCCAAAGTTTAAAACCCCGCCTTTTGGTTGTGCAGGGAGTTGTAATCTTGGAATACTCCAACCGGCTTTTATTCTTGATTTGATGGTGCTTACAGATACGTTTGCGTTATCAGCAATCTGTCTAACCGTTAAGCCATTGATACGCTTGGCGCGGTCTTGGTTGCGTGCTGTAAGCCATTCTCTCTTGCCTACTTTATAGTGTGTAAAGATTGGCTTGTATTCGATCCAACGACCTGGCGCACAGCCCAGCGTTCGCATGGCAAACGTGTAAGAGAAGTCAATGGCAAACGATTCTAAAAGTTCGGTAAACTCTTGCCCGTACTCGTCTTCGATTTGTTTAATGCGCGCTTCTTTTTTGCTGTTCATTTTTTATCACCTGCACAACAATGGGTTTAAACTGTGTGCGTCAATCACTGGCGTTAGCGTATCGCTAAAGTATTCAATTCCTTTGATGCATATCAGGCCTGGTGGTTCGTTTACGTCAAGGCTGGCTAGGTGTGTTATTAAGACAACAAAGAAAATCCCCATGCCTGTTAATGCAAGCCAAAGAGTGGTAACGCCTAAAAAGTTGTGCCAATAAAGCTCTGACTTCATACCAGGTCCTCTTTAATATTAATAACAAGTTGCTTAATGACGTTTCGGTATCTTTCCAGTGTTTCTGTTTGTGTTGTCAGTCGACTAAATAGATCGCGTACGGTCATTTCTAGCATAAAGTTTTTGGATTGCTCTACCTCAAGCGCGTGCTTTAACTGTTGCTTGGTCATGCTCTTGCTCTTTGTTTGATTAAGGTTTTTGCTAAGTGTTGAGAGTGCAGTGCTTTTTTCCAAAGCTGTTGCTCTTCTTCTGATGTTTTAATGTCGTGTTCAGGATTAGCCTGCGTTATCTCGGCTGATTTTTTAACTTTTAAAGCGGTGTTGAGTGGCTGTGATGTTATCTGCGTGGTGTAGGTGTCGGCCTGTTCTCTCGTTATTTTGTCAGACTCAAGAAGCATTCTTAGCGTTCGCAAAAACATTTGCGGTGATATGTTTAGATTCTTTTGAATGCTTTTGCGGTCAAGGCCTTGCTTGATATATTCTTCAGCCGCATTGTTTCTGTTTATTATCTCTCTGCGTCGACTTGTTGCCGCTGTTAGTCCAAGCTCTCGGCAGTATTTCTGCACGGTAAACCAGGATAAATCCATAGCTTCTGCTATTTCTGCAGTCGTAAGATTGTTGGCGTGTAGGCTCTTTAATGCGTTTATCTTCATCTCACGATTTATGCTAATTGCAGATTGCTTTTCCATGTCGTTTACCTTTAGCTTTACTAGCGTCTAAAATTTCTTTGTGTGTCATATCAATTGGCGGGTTGCGCTTTATAAACTTAAAGCCGTGCTTTACAATAACGTCGGCCATTTGCTCGCCAGCATCTTCCGATCCAGCATCAATTGCATTAATATCTTCTGTCCATTCTCTAAACCATCTTTTAAATTCGCTTAAAGTTTGTGGCCTAAATACATCTTCTGCAATTTCAATGTCCTGGTTTATTTGCGCTTGCATCATGTCAACTATTAATGAGAATTTTTCTGCCCAATGCCTATTGAGTTGCTCAAGTTCAAGCTCGTGAATAATTAACATTCTTTCTTGTATAGCCACTAAGTCTTGCGTCTTTTTTTCTAGTCTGTTTATTTTTAACGTACTCATACCGCATCCCAGGTTTCCACTAATTCTTCTCTTAATCTTGACTGGTCGATTAAGTCTTCTATGCGTCGTCTTAATCCGGCTGTTTTTAATTGTCCGTCGGTGCGCTTTACGGTAGCAGTTTGTTTAGCAAAGGCTAGGTGTCTGCGTTTTTGCGTGGGTGGTAGAGTTGGTTGTTTCATAAAATTCTCTTATAAAAAAACCCCAATTAAGGGGTTATGTTGTTAGTAGGTAAGTATCAGCAGGTGTGTTTTAGAACGGCACGTCGTCATCGTCAAAGTCATTAGGCGCGTAGGCGGGTGCTGGTCTTTGCGGCGCTTGTTGTTGTGCTGGCGCATACTGTTGTTGTGGTTGTTGTGGCTGCATTTGTTGTGGCGCTGGCGCATATTGCTGGCCACCGATTGGCGCACCTTGTTGCGTTTGTTTTGAACCGGCAAATTCAAACTCAATAACAATCACCTCAAGCGCATGGCCTTGTGTTCCATCTTGCTTTTGGTATGTGTTGAGCTTTAAGTCTTTACCAACAATGTCTAACTTTGTACCCTTGGTAAAGTGTTGCGCTACTGATTCGGCTTGTTTGCCAAACATGGCGCATTTAAGCCAAACAGTTTCTTTTTTATCGCCGTAGCCGATACTGTATGCTCCGCTAAAGCTAAGTACCGCAGTGCCTGTTTGAGTGCGTTTAATCTCAGAATCTTTTCCTAATGTGATAATTCCACTAATAATCATTTTGCTCTCCATTCTCCGTATTGGTTGCTTCTTCTAACGTTTATTCCGTTAGCCTTTAATATTTGAGATATTCTTGTTGGGTGACAGTTAAATTCCTTAGAAATATCTACTAAAGTTCTCTTCGTTTCTGTATAAACTTTTAGAATATAAGGCACATCTTTATCAAGAATTTTTGTGTTCGACTTATTTTTGTTTTGATGTTCTTTCGGTATAAAGATACAGTTATTTGCGTTATATCCTTTTGAGTTATCAATCCGCTCTATCGAAAGTCCATCTTTGTAGTTATTAGCTTTTGCAAACTCATAAAATCCTTCAAAATTAAGCCAGTCACTGCAAACTGTAATGCCTTTACCTCCATAGTTATCATTTTTTTTATTGGCACACCTTTGAATCATTGAGTTCCATATTGTGTATATTTTTTCAAATCTCATTCCATGAGTCTTGTTGCGACCTTTAGCCGTATCATCCTTTAGGCAACCACATGATTTACTATGGCCACTTCTTAGCTGACTACCACAAACATCTCGTTTTATTCCGCATTCACAAATACATCTCCATTTTGATCTTGGCTTTGTTGTTACAAGTTCTAACACAGTAAGCCTTCCAAATTTTTTTCCAGTAATATCTATAAAATTATGAGGCATCATCTTGTAACGCCCTGGAGTAATAATTTCTGAAGTTATCATTACTGCTAATCCTTTAAAAATAGTCCGTTTTCCATTTTTCCAGTGCGTGCTGCAATCACTTTGTAAGCCTTGTCTACACACGTTGCAAAATCCAGTCCTTGCATTCTTGCTTGTATTACCAGCGTCACCACAACATCACCAATCGCATCTTCGATACAGTCTTTAGAGCTGTTTAACACGCCTTCGCATAACTCGTTTACTTCTTCATATGTTTTTACCATTTGATGTAACGGATCTGAATTAGTCAAGATCCCTTTATCTTCAGCCCAAATAATAATGGCCGTAGGTAGTGCGTTTAAATCTGTCATCTTTCTTCCTTGTTTTGGCCCGGTAAATCACCAGGCCTGGTTAGTGGTTAAGCGGCTTTGTAATCCAGTCCTGCGCCGCACATGTAGGCTTCTTGAATGAGTGGCCAAATGTAGCTGTTTGCGTCAACCTTGCTTAGGGGTATTTGGCCTTCGTTCCATTGCTTGTCGAACCAATCTTTTAAGCCTGAAGGGGTTTTGCTTGCGCTGATTTCTTTAGGCGTTATGCTTTGGGGTGGCTCAAGTGTTTGCGGTGTTTGCTGGGCTTTTTGCGTAACTTGCGGCGCAACGTCTTGAGTTTTGGCAACGGGTCTAGCGTCCAGCTTGGCTTGCTCGGCTTGTTCAACCTCGGCTCTGATTCTTTCGCGTTCTGCGGCCAGGCGGTTTTGCTCGGCTTGTTGGTATTGTTCAATCCGCGTGTTAATAAGCTGCGCAAAGTTGTCAAAGCCCATGTAAACGATTTGCGTGTAGTCATTAAATAAAAACCCGTAATTTAAAGTGGCGGTTTTAAAATGCTCAATATTTTGACCGATGCGTTGAGCTTCTTGGTTAACCTCTATTTTTGATAAAGCCAACGTTGTGCTAATGGCATCTTGCATATTGGTTAGCGACTTCTTGCCTTTGATAGCGCTCATAAAATCAGGCGTTGGCGCGTCTTTAACGCGAATGCCTAGTGATTCTTCAAGGCCAATTAAATGCACGTTCCAGTCGCTTTGTGCGATTGCTAACATGTTTGCTTTGATGGATTCCTTTTCGATCTTAATTGCTTTTTCAACAATCAACCGTTTGGCACGTAGCTGTTCTTTAATGTCGTCAATGGTTTGCAGTGCAGCGGCCAGTGTTTCTGTTTGAGAAAGCGCGTTACTCTTTGCGGATTCCAATTCTGTTTCGGCTTTTTTACAAAACTTAACAACTTGTTCTGCGTCGGCAAAGTCTTGATCTGTTACCAAGTCGGTTTTGATGTTGTTAATAAACAGCTGTGCGGCGTTAATAAACACGGGCAAGTTAGAGTTAACCACTTCGGCCGTGACCACCAGGCCTGGTGTAGGCAGTTGAACAATCTCAACTCCTACGGCCTTGGGTTTTTCTTCTACCGGTTCAAAGTTTTCTAAATCGGTTTTAAACTGCAACCAACCTTGCTTTAGTTTGTGAAACCAGGCCTGGTCGGGCATGATTTGTAGCTCGTGCCAATTTTGTTCTGTGCCGTCACTGCTCACAAAAATGCAGTAGTCGGCTTTGGTGAGCATTAACTGCTGCTGTACTTGCGCCATGTATTGATCGGGTAGCTTCTTTAGCTTTATGGCTTCGACCAGGTTAATGTTGATGTCTTTGTGTTCAAAAATGACTTGGCCCAGCTCGTCTATACCGTCAAGACTGGCTGATAATTCGCCGATGTAACCGGTTTCGGGATATAGGTCACCAAAGCGTTGCTCTAAAATAGTGCGTGCCAAGGCTTCAATGGCATGGCCTTTGTCGTACATGCCTTGTGTGTATTTATCAACTTGCTCAATCACGCCGGTTTTTTTCTCTGTTAACAATTTGGTGCGTGATTTGTAGCTTGATAATCCAAGCATGGCGGCGGCTTCGGATGCGGTGAATTTGTTTTTTCTAAAATCCAGCCATTCTTGCGTGCCTTGCACTAGGTTTACAGTTGTCCAGTTCATGCGGCCACCTCAATTTCTGCGTCAATAATTGAAAGATTAAGGATTGATTGCTCCATGCTTTCAGTTAATTTGTATTTTGATTTCATTCTATTCACCAGGGACTGCGCTTCTGTGTAGCCCGGCAGTTCGGCCAAGGCCGCTTCGTTAGACTTTTGCACTTTGGCTGTGGTCTTGACGATTGCGCCGGCTTGTTCAAAGCGTTCAGCTTCGTCGGGATCAATGATGCCGCTTAAACCAAACGCATATCGTGCAGCTTGAATGGTTGCTTTGTGTCTTAGCATTCGTGATGGCCACTTTTGCCAAGGCTCTGATACGCCTTTGCATTCGCTTAAATACTCTGTAACCGTGACCGGGTAGTCAATGCCTTTACGGTAAATCTTGGCGGTAATAGCGATTAACTCTAATGTCTTCGTGGACCATTCCGTTAAACTCTGGATGGTGGTTAATAATCTTCAACCAGCCGTCAATTGATACGATCGCCTGAATGCCGCCACCTTTGGCTGGAAAGGCGTAAATTTCTTTGGTAAGCGGGTTTAGGCGGTATTCGTTTGCTACCGCCAAGAAGCTAACAAATTGCTCGTTAGTTGGCGTTTGCTTGCTAGGCATGATGGTGGCAAGCAAAATGTTTTGCATCTCGATTGGGTCAACATTAAGGCGTTTTGCCATGGCCGTTACCTGTTGGTTTACAACTGGCATAGTGTTGTTATTCATTACAGCTCTCCTCAAAATCTTGGCGGTCTTTGTACTGCTCGTACAGATAGTCGCCGTAGTCGTCACTGTCTTTGTATGTGTTGCGCTCGTAGCCTTGCTCGTCGTTCCACATGCTGTCGGTTGTCATTCGATTGTCTAAATCTAGGTTCATAAAGTTCTGCCTAAAATGTGAGTAATAAAAAAGCCGCGATAATGGCGGCTCCAAAAATAAGAAAATCTTCGTCGTGGCGTTTAAGCCAGTCGCACCAGCGTTCATAGCCAGTGCTTAATTCGTTGTTAAATTGCATGGTTATTCCTTTGTTGTTACGTATTAAAATAGGCACTAGGTTGCAACTTGTAAATCAACTATCCACCGGGTACTCCCAATAGACTTGGGTCATTACACTAATACCTATTTTGATACCCACTTTAAAAATGGGATCGTTCTCTATTCCGTTATTTTTCCGCACGGTTTCATTGCGTTTGTACTTGCTTTCGCGTTCCAATTTGACAAGTGATTGAGCATCTATTTCAGCTTTACTTAGGGAGCAATACGGAGATGGCGCATTGCTTTAGTAACTTGTCTTTCCGAGTTTTTAAAGAACCAGCAGATTTGTGTTTGGTTTTTGTTTCTGCTGGAACATAATGTAACCCGGCTTACAGTTACGGTCAAGTATTATTTTAAGTTTGATTACAATTTTTATTACAGGCAATAAAAAACCCGCATAGAAGCGGGTCGTTTAGTTGGTTGGGTTTATTTTAAATTACAGAACGTCTAGCTTGGCAATGACGCGCCCCACAATGTGGCAGTTACCGTTGATTGGTACAAACTGTTGTGGCCAGTTTGGGTTTATGGCTTTTAGAAAGTAGTTACCGTCCTCAATGATCAATTGTTTAAACGTGGCTTGATTGTCGTCGGTTAGTTTTGCAATGATAAAATCGCCGTTCTCTGGGCGCTGATTTGGATCACAAAAGATAATATCACCACTCATAAAGCGCGGCATCATTGATTCGCCGCTTATCTTAACCGCGAACGAGTTATTGCTGTGTTTGACCGGGCAGGGTATCGGTTGCTCACCAAAACCCATTGGGTATGGATCGACGCACTCGGTCCAGTTTCCAGCGGCCACCATGCTAATTAGTGGCACATCATTGGATTCCATTATTTGCGCGTTGTATGTGGCTTGAGTTTCGCGCACGCTTAAAGAGTCGCCGTATTCTAGCCATGCGGTGGTTACGCGAAGTGCTTTTGCTAAAGCGTCAAAATTATCTTTTTTTATTTCTGCTCCGGCTTCCCAATTTCGGATAGTAACGTGTGAAACCGATTTGCCGTCTTGTCTGTTTTTGCCAATCAATGTGCCTAGCGCCGCCAATGTAAGGCCTAGCTCTTTGCGCTTGCTCTTAATTCGTATTGCAACGTTATCCCATTTCATGCCGTTCTCCAATTACCTTCTTGTAACTAAGTTTACATAAAACTAATGTAATTTGAATTTCATCAACCTTGCACTTTTCTGTAAGTCGGATTACAATTACTGCGAAAAAGGGGAATAGCATGGAAAAGAAAGAAATTATTAAATTTTTTGGCAGCGTGACAGAAGCGGCACGGGTGGTTGGTGTTAGCCACGTTGCAGTAGTCCAGTGGCCGGATGTTTTGCCACCCAGGATTGCGGATCGTGTCATTGGCGCAATGCATCGGCAAAGTAAGAAAGTGCCAAAAGAATGGCTTAAGGCGGTTTGAGTGATGGAAAAGAAAACAGCACAACTATCTGTACACATGGATGACGAATTGAAAGCCAATGCGCTTGATTTTGCAGAATTGCAGGGTGTGTCGGCTAGTGAGTTCATTTGTTCACTCCTGATTCAATACCGGGATAAGAAGTTTGATGAGTACAGATTACTTCAAAAGGTATTTAAGTCAGAGAGAACGGACAGGTCCTAAGAGATTCGACGAGAGTCGGAAATAAAAAACCCCGCAGAGAACGCAGGGATTTAACAGTTAATGTAATTAACAAGGAAATTATATATGCAAATTTTAAAACTATCAAGTAATGAAGAGTTAACCATGTCATCAAAAGAGATGGCTGATTTAACAGAAAAACGACATGACAATGTTAAACGCCTGGTTGAATCCTTGGCAACTCAAGGGGTTATACAACATCCTCAAATTGAGGAAGTTAAAAACCACTTAGGGCAAAAGGTAAAAGAGTATCAAATTAGCAAGCGAGATTCTTATGTAGTGGTTGCTCAATTATCACCTGAGTTTACAGCGCGTTTAGTAGATAGATGGCAAGAGCTTGAGCAAAGACAACTAACACCACAACTACCTGACTTTACAAATCCAGCTATTGCCGCTCGCGCTTGGGCTGATGAAGTTGAGCAAAAATTAAAAGCTATTGAAACGATTAAGGCTAAAGACGAATTACTGATTGCGGTGGCGGATCTAAACATTCGTGCTGGCGATGTATCAGTGGCTGAGTTTGCTAAAAACCTGGCGATTAGTGGCCTGGGACAAAACAACTTATTCAAGTGGTTAAAGGCTCGCGGGTATCTTATGTCTGACACAGCGCCTTACCAGCCGTATGTAGACCGTGGCTATTTTGTGAGAAAGCCTTACGAGGAAAAAATCAAAGGCGAGGTTAAGTACAGAACCATGCTTACTGCACGTGGCACAGCCTGGTTAAGCCGCTTGTTACACGCTGATTTTGAGCTAGAAGGTGTTTAAGTGAAATCAAATATGAGAAAAACCCAGTTTACACAAGCCCCATCACGATTGGTTAAGGATAAGGATATTTCTTTAGCTGCCAAGGGCTTGTTTGCGTTTATGCAGGACAAGCCCGATAACTGGAACTTTACCATCAAAAGCATGTCAAAACAGCTTAAAGAGGGTGAAAACGCAATACGAACTTGCTTGAACCAGTTAAGAGAATTTGGTTGGATAACATACACAAAACATAGTGATGGTACAGGTACATATTCGCTTAATTTTGCTCCTGAAAGATCAAACCCAAATGATGAAAACCCACATGAGGAAAATCATCACATGGATAAGCCAAGTGATGAAAACCCAAATGATGAAAACCCACATGAGGAAAATCCCATGATGGGAAAATCATCACGTATTAAACAGACAGATTCATTAAACAGACAGATTGATAAACAAACAGATTGTAGTTATGTCGATAAATCGCCAAGCAAAAAATCAACTTTCGATTTTTCAATTATTCCACCAGGCGTGTCAAAAGAAGATGCGCTTAATTTCATAGAGCATCGAAAGCTTATCAAAAAGCCATTGACGCAAAGAGCGTTTGTTTTGGCTATGCAGAATTTTTGCACTGTAGCGAGCCAATTAGAAATCACTTCTATCCAGCTAGAAGATGGCACGACTAGAACAGGTGCAGATCAGTTAATCGACTACACAATCGAAGCGGGTTGGCAGAGTGTAAAAGCAGAGTGGGTTCGTAACCGTGAAGGTTTTAGCCAGCATCAAGCTTCAAGCAATGGAAAACGTTATCAAGCATTAACCGTCGACGACCTAAGTGGGGAGTGGTAGCCATGCAAAATGCAGCGAATTTTTTAGCAAACCTATCACAAACAGCACAGCGAAAAGAGAAAGCACGAGGCATAGAGCAAAATATTGTTCATTCAAACTCGCAGATCAACCAGCAAGAAAAGCCGCTTAACCCGCTTATTGAAGCGCGCAAACAATCATTTTCGCCAGAATTAAAAGCGATTTTAGATTACGTTTTTGAAACGCTATGGGGTGCTAATCCAGCATGGCGATCAAGCTTTAAATCCCGCAAAGAGATGATCAATTACAAAACGCAACTTGGCAGGGCAATGGAAGCCGCTGGGGTTAACACGATGGAGAAGGTTGAGGACGGCCTTAATTACGCAGTTCAACAGCCTGGCTCATTCATGCCGTCTACGGGTGACTTTGTGACATGGTGTAAAGAAAGGGCCCAGTTAAACCGCGCTATTAGGGAAGCCTTAGAGCGCTCAAAGCGAGTCACGGACGAAAAATTATTGCTGTGTGGAGATACTTGGGAAGAGCGTCAACAAGCGGCAAAGTCTGCATTGAGTGGCATTAGAGCGAAATTAAAAGGCGGCACAAGTGAGTGAGTTGGAGCTGTTTAAGC